GGTCAGCAACTTGGTTTTTGCGTCGCTGCCGGCGCTGGAGCAGAAGTAATAGGAAAAGATCGATGCCCAGGCCCCGCCGAGGGCTCCGAGCATCACCAAAAGCGCGTCGCCGCCAGCCGCGGGCTTGCCCAGGACGAGCATGTAGCCCAGCACAGCGAAAAAGCCCACCGTGACGAGGATTGCCAGGCCCCGGGGGGTCCAGGAGTCGGCGGCTTTGACCTCCCGGTCGCGAGCTGAGGCCCTGTCACCCGCATTGATGCGCTCCAGATCGATGTCGAGCTGCCTCATGTGCTCGGCAAACTCGTTGTCGGCCTGCTTGATCTTCAGCAACGCATCAGATCCGCCCGTTATCACGGCCTGGGCCACCTGATCCTCTGGCGTAGCGGGGTCACCGGTGAGGGCCTTGGCCAGCGCTCCCACGGCGACCCCCGCCAACGGCCCGCCAAGGGCCGTGGCGAGCCCCGGCGCGACCGCACCGACGATCTGTTTCCAGTCAGCCATGGTCATGCCCCCATCAGGTCGCGCGCGACGCGCTTGGCCCAGCCCTTGCCGTAGCTCGGCCACGTCTTCAGGTCAGTCATCATGTACAGGCGATAGCCCTGGAAGCGCGCCATCACGCGCGACGGACCCATGGCTTGCACGGCCTGCAAGGTGTGTGGCCCCAGGACCCCGTCTTCCTTCTCGCCCACGGCCTGCTGCAGGTTGCGCACGGCAGTGCGCACGCCGCTGTTCACCGCCATGTCGAAGAGCGTGTACTTCAGGCCATCGGGCACAGCATCGCAGCCCGCCGGGCCCCAGAAATCCCGCAAGTACAGCGCCTTGGCGTGGTCCAGGGTGAGGTTGGGGATGTCCTCTTGCGGGTAGGTCGCTTTGCTAATGCCGTACTTGGTCTCCCCTCCGGGATCGGCCGGGTCGTTGACGTATGAGCCTTCCACGCCGATGAGCCGGTTGAACGCAGATTCGAAGTCCATCATTTCCCCTTGGCTGGCGGTTTGGGTTTGGCCTTGGCAAGCTGAATGGCCTGCCTGCCCTGCAGGCGCTGCAGGGCGGCCTGGTGGTTGCGATCCGCCTCAGCCTGGGCTGCGTCGTGCGACTGCTGCATCGCCTGCATGCCGGCCTGGTGCAGACGGTCCTGCTCGGCTTGCTGCGCGTCTGCGGCCGCCTGAGCACCCCCGTCGCCCTGAGGCTGCTGAGCTTCGAGCGCCTTGCGCTGCACGTCCTGCGCGTTCAGCTCGGCCTTGGTCTGCTCCTTGAGCGCCACTGCGGCGAGCTGCGCCTTGACCTGCTGCACGCTGATGCGCTCTTGCTGCGCCACGCGCAGCGTCTCGATGTCGCGCTGCATCTCCAGGGTCTGCAGCTTGATGTGCTGCTCGGCCTGGGCGATGCGCTCCTTGGACTGCAGCGTCTCCTCGGCCACCTTGGTCTGCGCCTGGGTGCGCTGCATGTCGGCTTGCGAGCGCATCTGCGCAGCCGCCACGCGCGGGTCGCTGGGGTTTTGCTGCGCGGCTTGGGCCTGGGCCTGCTTGATGGCCGCGATCTCCGCGTCCGTGTTCATCACGTCGGTGGGATCGAGGTGCTGCGCACGCAGCGCCTTCATGAACAACATCTTGCTGTTGATCAAAGGCGCATAGACCGGGTTGGACGCGAGCTGCAGCATCTGCGTCAGGGCCTGGTTCTGGATGTCACGCACCACCAAGCTGGACGAGCCCAGAGCCACCACTTGGTAGTCGCCCTTCAACTGGTCGTCGTCGTCGTACTCCATCAGGTAGTCGTAGTACCTGCGGATGTGCGGCTTGGTGATCTGGTCGTCGTACTGCTTGACGAGGCGCTTCAGGACCACGTTGGCCGACTGCATGAGCATTTGCATGCCGCCCAGCGTCTCGGGCGAGTTGCCCCGCTCGCCCTGCGCCATCTGGGGCACGGCCGTCTCGGCGTCGCTGAGCCTCTCGGCCATCTCAACGATGGCGCTCAGCTCTTGCTGGTGCGTGTCGAACTGGAAGGTGGCGAATGCCTTGCTGACGTCCTCGACATCGTCGGTGGCGTACCAGATCTTGCGGCTGGTCAGCGTCCATTGCTGGTCGGCCGGCGTGATCAGGCCAGGCTTGATCACGATCTGCGGGCCCGCGGACACGCCGGCGTTGTCCAGGATCATTCGCCATGCCGCGTTGACCACACGCTGCTGGGAGCGCATGAGGTACGGCACCCCGTAGCCCCAGATGCTGCCCGGGCGCTGCTCCCACTGGAAGAAGTCATAGGGCAGTTGCCCATCAGGCAGCGGGTTGAGGTACGCGCGCACCACCGTGTCGTTGATCATCTCGACGCAGGCGCTGACCGCCGCCAACTCATCGTCGGCCATGCCCGGCGCGCCCAGCACCGACAGGTCCACGCCCGCCACCTTCAGGTCCTCGCGCGCGATCTCGCCCCAGTAGACCCAGTGATCCCACAAGTCCCCGGCGGCCAGGTCGCGCTTGTTGCGCATCGAGTCCGACAGCGGGCGCATCTCGGTGGTGCGCTTGGGGGTTTCGGCCAGCACCTTGGCGAGCTGCGAGACGATGTAGCCTGGCTGCTTGCGCAGGTCCCGCACCTGCTTGCTCGTGGCCTGCTGCAGCTCGAAGATGCCGCGCCCGTCCTGCAGCCTGTCGCCGCACGCGGGATCGGGGTACACCATGCGCGGGTCCACGCGGAACGAGGCCGGGGCCAGCGTGGTTTTCACGTCCAGCATCCACACTGGTTTGCCCATGGCGTCGGTCGAGCGCTTCCATGCCTTGCGCGAGGTGCTCAATACGACGGGCCCCTTGATCACGCCAGTGCCCAGCACGCCCGCGTCATACAGCACGCGGCGGCACTCGGCGTTGTAGTCCGACTGATCCAGGCAGTCCTCGATCTTGTTCTGCATCAGGTCCGAGCGCTTCTTGGCCTCGGCCTGCTCGGCGTACAGCCGCGCCTGATACGGGTCCTGTTGCCCGCCCGGGTCCGGGTTGCTGAACGCCGCACCAGCCCCGGGCGCGGCGGCCGGGCTGCCCGGTGCAGCCGGGCCCATCGAAGCGCCGGGCACCGAGGCCATGCCCGTGGGGGCCGGGCCGCCTTGGGCGTTGCCGCCCGACTCAGCGCCTTGCTCGGGGGCGGGCGGCACATGCAGGGGAGGGAGCTGGGTGGTCACCCAGGCTGGCATGCTGGGCAGCGGCGTGGGGCCGATGGAGAAGTTGCGCTCCTCGGTGGGCAACAGGATGTCCCCGAGCCGGGCCACAGCCGCGTTGGTCTTCTGCCGCGTAATCTGGACGAACACGGTGGAGCGGTTGGGCGTGGACTGCTTGGTGGTAACCGGGAAGCCCTGCTCGACCGACACCATCATGTTGGCGGCCATCTTGTTGGTGGTGTCCTCGCCATTGAACTGGTCCACGTCTTCCAGCCACCGCGAGTCCAGCCCCTCGGCCGCGCGTGCCCGGATCCACTCGTTGCGCCGGGTTGTGAGCACCGAGGAGAACATCTGCAGCCGCTCGTCTTCCTTCTCCGGGTCAGCCTTCTTGCTAGCCTTGCTAGCCTCTTCGTCCACGGCTGCGCCGACCTCGGCTTTGTCCTCCAGGTCCAGGTCACCGCCTGGGTCTGGCTTGTCGTCTTTGGGCAGGGGGAAGTCGCTGCGGGCCATGTGTTGCCTCAGTACCCGATGACCGTGTCAAGCGTGCCGAACGAGAGCACCGGGCCCACGTTCTGCCGCTTGCTCGGCCAGGGTGTGTCAAGGCTGGGCTCGGCCACGCGGGCCAAGGCATCCAGCATGTCGTCGTGCCGCCCGACCGGGAAGGCCAGGTACTCCTGCTCGATGAAGTCGTGCACCAGGTTGCGGGACTGGCCCTGCATGTTGGTGTACATCAGCTCCTGGGGCAGCCAGATCCGGCCGCCTTGGAACAGCGGGATGAGCCGCTCGATGCGGTCTTTCTTGGGCGTCGAGCCGCCCACTTCCTGCAGCGCGAACCGGTAGCTGCGCCGGTTCATTTCGTTGCGCAGGTTCTCCACGTCGGCCATCATCCCGTAGCGCTCGTAGCGCACGGTGCCGGGCTTCCACTTGCGGTGCAGCCGGAACACAGCCTCTGTGCGATCCGTCAGGTTGAGCCGGTCCCGCACCATGTCCAGGACGTAGTAGTTCTCGTCCTCGCCCAGGCCGACCACCCAGATGCTGGTGTAGTCGTTGGTCTTGCGGTTGGGCTGAGCCGTGGCGGGGTCCACCAGCATGATGCGGTACATGCCCTTGTGCTGCACCGCGCCGTCATAGAACTGCAGCCAGCCGCGTTTGAATGACGCACCGGTGCCCTCGCGCGGGCGCTGCATGTACAGCGCCTCCCAGTCGCGCGGCGGCAGCGTCTCCTTGATCTGCCGCAGCCGGCTGATCGGGAAAGACTCAGGCCACAGCGCCTGGGTGGGATGCTCGTTGTCGTCCCAGGCCGACAGCGTGAGGACCTCCCAGTTCTCGTGGCCGTGCTCCAGTTGGAGCCACCCCATCAAGTCGTCCTCGTGCCAACGGGTCTGGATGACCACGATGGCCCCGCCTGGCATCAGCCGGGTGTACGCGACCGACGTGTACCAGTCCTTCAGCGTGGTGCGCATGCGCTCGCTGTCGGCGTCCTCGCGGTCCTTGACCGGGTCATCGATGAGCAAGAGGTGCGCGCCTCGGCCGGTGGCAGAGCCGCCAACGCCGACCGCAAAGTAGCTGCCGTTGGTGGCGGTCATGAACTTGTTGGCCGCCTGGCTGTCCTCGGACAGCACAGTGCCCGGGAACACCGCGTTGTATAGACCGTCGCGCAGTTGGTTGCGGACCTTGCGGCCGAACCCGTCCACCAGCTCCTGGCTGTAGCTGGCGTGCAGGACCTGGTGGTCCGGGTGGTGCCCGAGGTAGAAGGCCGGGAAGTACTCGCTGGCCAGCATCGACTTGCCGTGCCGCGGGGGCATGGCGATCATCAATCGCTTCAAGCTGCCGTTGGCCACCCGCTCCAGGGCGTTGGCGATCTTGCGGTGGTGCTCGGCCGCCTTGTAGCCGCTCCACTGCGCGACCGCATAGGCGATCAAGGACCTCCGCGTGAGCGGAATGAGATCGCGGTGGTCCATTACTTCAACGTGCAGTCAATGGAAACCGGAACGCCCTTGGTGCCCAGGTATGCCTCGCCAAGCGCGCCGCGGTGCCCCTTGTACTCGTCAATCGCAGCCGTGGTGAGGCGTTGCAGAGGCGGCATCGCGGCGTACTCTTTGACCGCCGTTTGCCGACTCTCGTTGTTGAAGTCGTAGCTGTCGTATGCCTGGTAAGTGCCTTTGGCCGCGTCCACCTTGAAGCGGAAGCGGCCCAGCACATTGCGCATGCCCGTGTCGGGCTCGTTCTCAGGCCCGACGTAGTCGTGGTAGTCCACCGAGAAGTCGTTGGGCACCGGCGCGCCGTTGGCAACAGCAAGGTACTGCTTGGCCCGGTTGCGATAACTGTCCGATGAACGGGGCATGCCGGCCCCCCAGCCTGGGCGCATGGCCTCGGTCTGGGCGCGGGCCAGGTCGGCGTCTTTGGCTTGGGCTTCGAGTTCCGCCGCCTTGGCCAGTAGCGCGTCACGCGGCTGCGCGAACTCAGCGGACTTCTGCGCGTAGACGCGGCGCACCACGGTGTCGAGTTCCGCCAGCTCCCGGGGCGTGAAGTCGTCTCGCGTGATGGGCGAATCGGTGCGGCCCATCGCGGACTTGATGAGTGACTCACCGTAGGTACGCTGAGGCGCTGTGATGGCCTGGCGGTACACGTTCATGAGCGACTCAATGATGCCGGCCATGATCTGATCCTTCGCCCATCAGATCGAGCGCGAGGATGAGGAAAATGGCCGTTGCCGCTGCGCCCGCTACGAGAGCCAGCACAGCCAGCGCAACGAAGATCGTGCTCACTTGAGCATGGCCTCCATGGCTTCATCGACGGTGAGCCGAGGCGCACCGTCGCCAGCGCTGGCCTTGAGGAACTCCTGCGCGATGGCCCGGGCCTGGTCGTCGTTGATGTCGAAAGCCGTGACCGCGACCTTGCCGCGCACTTCGACGCTTTTGAGCTTGGGCTGCGTGTACTGGAGCAACTCATTCAGTACGCGGGCCGTGACATCAGGCGGCAGCTTGTTGGTCTTCACGATCTTGACCAACTCGACCGCCGGATCTAGGCCGTGCTCGGCTAGAACGTCAGCCACAGCCATGAGGTTGATGCGGCCAGCACGGGTGTTGTTGGGCAATACGCGGCCCCGGGTGCTAAAGGTGGGGCGCTTTTCGCGAACAGAGTCCACCGCGATGCCGAGGGGGCTGCTATTGAAGCGCTGGTCGCGCTCGCCCTTGATCGAGTGGAACTGCGGCTTGCTCACACTTTGCCGGCCTTGATGCCGCCGCCGCTGAAGCCGCGCACCTGGCCGCCCTTGGTCTGCGGTGCTTTGGCCACGGGGCCGCCGACACCGTTCACGGTGGACGCGGCGGGCTTGCCGCCGCCGAATCCTTTGACAGCGCCGCCGGTGGAGGGCGCGTTGGCCGTGTGGCCCTTGGCCGTGACGGTCGAGCTGTGCGCCGATGGCAGCGCGATCTTGGTTTGCTTCATCGTGGCCATGAATGGGCTCCAGAAAGGAAACAAGCCCGAGAGGTGAGTCACGGGCTTGTGGGGTAGTACTTTGCCGAGCGGCGGGCGTACTGGGGCAGGGCCGATGTTAGCGCGGCTATCACCGCATGCCAAGCGCTGCAAGCCTTTCTAGAAATTTTGCGCAAATTTTCGGTGGGGTAGTCGGGTGCCCGTTCCAAAACTTGCGCAAAGGTGCGCGTAACTGAGCTAGGGGGGCGGCACCCCGGCGCGGGCGAGGCGGGGTTGGCGGGGGGTCGGGCGCTGTCCCCCTCTGGCGCGGCCGCGCGTCTGGCAGAAAAGCGGGCCCCGCGCGGCCGGATCACGTGTTGCGAGCTGGTCGATGCCTGGCACAGGGCCCGACACTGCTATGCGAATCAAGGGGTTAGCCGCGTCATGCGTCGCATGCTGTGCAAAGCCGCGAGCTGACCCAGCGCGCCGGCAGGGCCGGCGGCCTGGCCATGGCCATCGGCCGCGGCGGGGCCGGTGCTGCCGGCGGCCGGCCGGCCTGGCCAGCGGGGCAGTGCTGGCAGGGTCAACGGAGTGAAAACCACGTCGATAGCCTGATTCTATC